TCCTTGCATATCAGCAAACCACTGCATACGGCTCTGGAACGTCGGGTCTGCCCATATGCCATCCACGATAGCCGAAATACCAAGGTCTTCCGCGACGTTCGTTAGGTACGTAGAGATATTGAACGGCTGACCAGCCTGTGTAGCTATCTGCAGAGCCATAAATGCGTTCGGCAATACCTGCGTTAGGAAGTAGGACAGCACGCGCTCACGTGTAGCTGGGTCTACGATCGTCATAGACCGCTGCACAATCTCAAAACCGAGCGTATCGAATCGCCCCGTTCTGTCATCCGGTGACAGGTACAGTTGCTGCTCCTCACCAGTGGGCAACCTCTTGATAAGCGGTATACCAGGCTGATCGGGTTGGAACAGGAGGTCGTCATTGTGCATAAACCATGCCTGTTTCGCCGAGATGTCGGCCGCAGTCTCGTAGGTCATATTCCGCATGTCCTCGATACTTACCGACGCATTCTGCTGCAGGATCTGTTGACCCGTGGCCTTGTTGGAGTTGATGGCCGACCCGCTCATCATGTCCGGATTGCCGGCAACAAGGTTGAACCACCCATACAGGTTCTGAGTCATCTGCACAGTGCCGGGGTCAGCCCCCTCGAAGGACTCAATCTTTATGGAGCTTGGGTCCTCAGTAGCAATCCAGGTACCGTCTAACGCATCGTGTGCCGCCGCCGCTGTATCCGCATTAGCGGGATTATAGAAGCCCAGGTTCTTCTGACGATCTGCTTGATCCATGGCCTTCTTGAACAGCCTGTTCGTCATGTCCCCGAGATCACGCCATATGCCGACAGGCGCAACTGGGAATGGGTTGTCCGGTATGGGCTGTGTGATCGATCCAAACGTATACAGCCCGTCAGCCGGCCCGTAGTACTCCTCAATCTTGAGGAAGTCCAGGGGAGCGGCCTCGCACGGGTCGGGGATGTAGCAGACGGCGTCCGCCTCTGGTACCCACACCTCTACCACGTTCACATAGTCTTGCCACGCGACGAAGTCCATGGAATTTATATCACCCTGTGTGATGGCCTCGGATCGTTCGCTTTCGTGCTTCGACCCGGCACGGGGCAGCCGCTTCACGAGGTCATGGTCCCACCCGTCTAGGTCGAGGAGCTTCGCACGCTCGATACGAACACGGTGTCCGAGGAATTTGGCCTCCTTGAACCGCCTACAGAGCGGGTCCACGGTTAGGTCGTCAAGGCTAACCTGTGACGTGTAAATCTGCATCGGGTCAACAGCGATGTCGTTGGCCACGGTGATGTGCTGGCCCGACTGATCGAGTGATGTCTTGTAAACCACCAGCCCGGATAGAGCAGTATCAACCGTACCCGATCGCAGGATCTGGTGCATTTTCAACTGCTTATGCAGCTTGGTCAACCCAAGGCCCAGCTTTTCAGCATATTCCCGCTGCGCCAGGATGTCAGTTACGACCTTATTCATGCCAGACTTCTGCACCAAATTGGGAACAAGGGCACGGATCGTGAGGAACACAAGATTGATTGGCCGCTCACCTGTCATGCCGTATTTCTCGGCCATGTACGTGCCCATGTACTCACGGACGGCGTACGCTCGGGCTTTGCGGAACTGATCCGGCCGGTCAAAACCCTCTTTGACGCTTTCACCAAGTTTTCTAGCTGTTAAGGATCTTGACATCCTAGCCTCTATGCAAACGAATACTGTCGTTGCCACCCTTTTGTTCGTCGGGTGCTACTTTTCCACTTGTTGAATCTGCCCTCCCAGGATTCCGCGGGGGCATCAGCGAAATCTGACCTGGGGCGTAGCCTACTCTTGTTCAAGGTTGTTAGCGCGTCGGCAATCGTTCTATCACCGTGGCCAAGGTAGTCGGCCTGCGATGCGTCGGATAGCTCAGCCGGGCCTATCTTGCCGCCGGGGTACGTGATGTACGTCTTAGCCTGGTCGAGGCTCTGTTGATCCCGGTTGATTACTCTGTTCTCACGCAGGGCGTCCTCATATGCCCGCAATAGCAGACGCTTACGCTCACGGCTCGCGTGCCAACCGTACTTCTTGGTTTTCTTTTTCGCTATCTCACCGATCGTCTCATCGCGGTAGTAGTACGGATACCGCATTACCTCAACGAACACATGCCCGAAGTCCCACCCGGGGCCGTTCATTTCCCACGCAACGAAGGGCAAACGTCGGGGGGCTGCGCCACCGACCCAAAGCGCAAGGGCGGCAATAGCCCTTGCTGCTTCATAGGGCGGTGTAGTCTTACTTGCCCATTTGGCTACGATCTCGCCTGTTTGATCGCATTTGACAGATGCAACAGACTCTGTCGTGGTGGCACCCCCCTGTCCCTTCGACAAATCGATGCCGATCGTGTAAGTCTTAGACTGGTCAAGCCTGCCCTTCACAAGCGGTGTCCATACGGCTAGATCGCCGTCATGTTGGCGTGTAAGCCGTATCGACTGCATGTTTCGGCGACGTAGCAGGGGCCCAACGGACGCATTCGATACCTTATCCCGAAGCTCAATGTTGAGCCGATGTCGTGGCTTTCGTGCGTACATCGCCGCGTGCTTGTCGAGTTCTGTGTTCTGGAATAGCGTGTCACCTACTGCACCCTCCTGAGCGTAGATTTCTCGTGCTACTTCTTTCCAGCCGTTCCTCTCGATTTCATGCTCGATAAAAGGTGATGTTATGCGATACTCTTTCGTCGCATCGTCCTGTACGATGAACCGGCCCTTACCTTTTACGGGGTGGTCCCAGGCCATCAGGTTGAAGACCTTGATCTTGCCGGAGTTCTTCCAAGTAGAATAACAGGAGCCTGGTAGGTCAACGGTTGAGTTGACCAGTCTACAGGAGGTCACAGGGGCCGTAGCCCGCTTGATGGACTCACCGTTTTCCACTTTGGAGAACTCATCTAGCAAAAGTATGGCACAACGGTCACCGGAAAGAGCCGCCCTATTCGTTGATTCACCTGCAATCGTGGAACCGTTCAACTCGTTGTGGATACGCATACTCGTACGGTTGTCACGACCACGACGTAACACACCGGGCGGACGCATCCACGACGGCAGGTAGATATTAACCAGGTCATGCTTATAGAACAATGACTTGGCTATTGGAGAATCTACCATATCCTCAACACGGGACATCTCACGCAACTGAGTGTTTGAGCGAAACAACCAGATGTGGTGGAAGAACAAGACATGCAACCAGGAGGCACCCATTTCTCGGCTCTTGTCGGTCAGCCCGTCCTCACCCGTCTCGAAGCAGTTGTCCGCCCAGTCTAGCCAGTTACGCTGGCGCTCGAACGGGATGAACGGATGCAGGGCCTGACGTGCGGGAATGTAGCCGCCACCGGTGTGCTCTGGGTCAACCTCGATCTCCCAAAGCGTGAAGGCAAATGTCGAGATCCAGAACGTGCGACTCGCCTTGCAGGCTGCTAACAGATCCCGCTGCATAACGGGGTCCGTCTCGGCCCGCCTTAGCAGCTTGATCCGATACTCCATGTTCGCAGCCTCACCCCATGGCACTTTCAGCCCGGTCTTCGGGCAGGTCCACACAGTGGGCTCGTTCGGGAACGGTGTAGTAAGCTGTGGCTTAACTGTCGTCATTCACCACGTCGTCTGCTATGTCATTGATCCTTAGCGTATTCATCCGCGAAATCTTGTCGGGCAGTGACTCGCCCTTGGTCCCGGGATCTTCCTTCTCGCCAGCCTTGGGCTTGCCGTCGATACGGTCAAGCGCGATTTTGACGTAGTCCAGATCAGGCTCGATAGTATTGCCCTCATCGTCCTTATGCCGTAAGGCCCGCTTCCAGATATGGCGAGCAAGAGCTTCGGCCTTACTTATGATCCTGGGCGGGCCGGGGGTAGGGCCGTCATCCAGCACTACCTCAGTCATCTCCGTACCGATCGCCCTTAGCATCTCGCTCAAGGCTCGCCCGGCCCGCTGCTTCTTACCAAGCTCTCTCATGTCATCCCCGAAGGGATGGGGCTCGTTACTCACGTCGTTCTCCTAAACCCGAGCCGCCACAGAAATCGAGCGATATCTCGTGCTGTATCTGTCACCTCATTCTCACGGGCTTTCCAATCGCAGGCGTGTAGTGCCTCATGGATAAGCGTCTCAAGCCCGGCCTTATCGTTCAGACCCCGGAACACCATAAGCCATTTTTTGGCGTCGCTCTCCTGATCCGCGGACCCGTCCAACTTGTCAAAGGCTATGTGATATTTGCGACCGCAGAACGTATGAGTTTTCATCCCTACTTCTTACCCTTACGCAAATCGTGCATCTTACGCGAGAAATCCTCGAAACTGATCTTGCCGAACGCTAAAGCGTATCGCAAGTCATACTCCTGGCGGCTAACTTGCCGCGGTCTGCGCTTGTCGCCTTTGCCGTTCATCAGTCACCTTTCGGCGCATCATCCT